GAAAACGAATTTATCGATCAGGAACTGAAGCACAAAGCTGCGCAAACCGATGTGGTGCAATCTGAAGCTGACGCAAACAGAAATATGACTGAAGGCGGTCGCGATCTGATGAAAAGCGTGGGCAAAGCAGAAGAGAACAAATCGGACAGCTGGTTTAATTAATCGATGTAAGTAACTTCAAGCCTATAATTCTTGAAGATAAAAAACCCTCTGTAGTAACAGAGGGTTTTGTTCATTCATAGTGCAGGGATCAAAATCATTCCCACTCAATTATTCACGGACACCATAACCAATTGAGTGATAACATTTTTCCAAAGATGAATTTTTCCCATACCGTTTTATATACCGTCACCGGAAATCAGTACCATGAAAAATGCCATGCTATCTGGTCAGGGTGTCGTACTGTTTTTCGCAGACTCTTCCGGCTTCGGCTGCCCGGTCAGCATACTCTGCCAGTTGTCTGTTTCTCTCGAGAGATTTGCTGAGCACGTCGGCAAGCAAAACTCCGGTGTCTGCGGCTGACGACCCAGCGCCGACAATGGCGTTATAGTGCCTGAGCTGCTCACGGATGGCAACGAGCTGTTGCTGCAACCGGCCAGCGCGAGCGGCAGCATCAAGAGCATCATTGCGCGCCTGGTCGATCCTCTGCTGCGATTCACGTTCATTGATCGCTTTCTCCTGTTCGTAGTGCTGACGAACTCTCTCATCTTCAGTTTTGCGGTCTTCTTTCGCCTGAGCATACCCGGCGTCGTACTGACGACTGCCGTGCACATTCCAGGCAACAACTCCTGATGTGGCAAGAACAGCAAGCATCGCCACGATAATCAACTGTTTCCAGTATGCTTTTACGAATGCCCAGATCATACAGCCAGCACCTTACTGGCAATGATGTATCGGGCGCGGCGGTCATCAATGCCGTTCCGGCCACCATTGATAATCAGAGTTACACGTGCAATATCGCCGGTATACTTCATGCAGCCTTTGCTGGAGAAGAACCAGGCCGCGCTACGGGCCGCGTATTCGTCCTGTGCCAGCAGTTCAGGATTCTCCAGCAGGTCAACTTTCAGACCGTTTCCGCAGTCACGATAGTTATTCAAGCCGGTAATCTGGATAAGTCCGCGCCCACGGTAGTTCCAGCCATCACCAGGGGCATTGTTCCCCATGCGTTTGCTGTACACCAGATTGGCGATAGCGCGCTGTCGCTCAAGTGGTAATGCTGCTTCACCAGCACGGCGACCCAGTGCATTAGCCTGCCCCTGGGTGAGACGCCCAGTCCGAACGAAGTTAGCCAGTCCGGTGACACTGTAGTTGAAATTTTCCTGCAACCGGGTGAAGCCCCCAGACTCATGCCCGACCTGAGCAATAAACATTGCCTGATCTTCGGGTTTGCTGATTCCAAACTCTTTCATCGCAGAAGTTATATGCAAGAACCAGCGTTCGGCCAGCGCCTCGCTAATACCAGCAGCACGCTGGAATTGTTTAATCTCCATGTTTAGACCTCGTTGTTTTGAAAATTTGAACGACGTTACCGCGAGTTTTAAGAACCGCAGCAAGCATGACAGCGTTAATAATGACCTCAGATAAATCCACAGCCATTGGCGTACGTAACCAGATTGCATAGGCGACTCGAACAGGAATACTGGCCGCAGCAACAATCAGGAAATAAGCAAGCCATCCTCCCCACCTTCGGTGTTGAGAGCCGTTACGCCGGAATGTGACAACGCGAATTGCTATGCCAGTGCAAATAACTGCATTGGTGATAAGCAAAAAAAACTCATGCGTTACCATCGTCTTTTCTCCCCGGAATTAACTCGCGTGGATTATCGGAACGGTGATAGAGCCATATACCAATACGCACAGCGACAATTGCTGACACGAATGCGCCTGCAGAGAAAACAATCCCTTTTTCAAAAGAGTCCTGCGTGATGGTAGGGATCAGGCTAGCTATGCCGATAAGAATTGATGCTGCTGGTTTGTAAAAGAGAAGGCCGCAAAGAAAGCTGAGCATCGACAGGAGCACCCGGCGACGGATGGGGTACTCTACTGCAGAGGTAACAAAAATTACCGCCCCAGCCAAAGCCCCTAAAGCAACCTCCGGAGGGACACCTGCAATAACCGCAGCAAGAGAACCAAAACTAAGCAACTGATTTAATTGCTCACTTGTTACTTGAGCAGACATACTTTCTCCTGTTTACTATCTATAAGCCAGTCAATTATTGATGACTAAACCCGCATAGTAAACCATATATGAATCATTATTGTTCCATATCATATATCTCAATAAAAGTACTAATGATTTTACAGAACGAGCCAGCAGAGTGGGGGCAGTTGTACAGGAACCATAGACTTAATTTTGTATTTAATAATGCTATGGTGTAATAAACCTGAACATGTATTTAAAATACGTACTGATTCATGATAGAATTCAAAGATAACTTTTCACCAACTCCGTTTTTGATACCCGCAAAATATTGCGGGCTTTTTTTTAACGTTCTTCCAGAGACTGAATCCGCTCTTTTATCTTATCCATTTCTCTGCGCTGCCATGCTGCCTCGATATAGAATAAGAGATCAGGTCTGACCCCCCATCTAGATCCTGCTGGCGTTATTTCAACGCGCTCAATGATGTCTTCCATTACCATCACTGGATTATCATCCTCATCAACAATGATGCTCCCGTCATTATCAGTCAGCGGAATTTCCCTTTGGCCAGTAATGACGTCATCATATACTGCGGGATAATCGTCATAGCAAAGAAAGGCATAGCGGCATGTTGTGCTTTCTTCTTCCATGAGTCCGTGAGAAATAAGAACATCACGAAGTTGCTGCGCGATTACACCATGATGTATCCTCGCCCCTTCTTCTCCCTTTATAGCGACAGCGTTCAGCCATTTATAAGCGATATACCTGACGTCACCCCAGGCATCCAGCAATGCTTCGTCAGGAGAGACCGGCTCTGTCTTTAATGTTCCGTCACTGGTAACCACAGGATTGGAGCCAAGATAAACTGTCGAGAACCTGTTTCCCGGACCACCAAGAGCATTTACATTATCAAGATAAGGTTTAACATCTCCGTTCTCAAAAAGATGTTCGAGTGCGTTATATACCGCGCGACGTGGAGTACTGCTTCCGGAACCATGCAACGTTATCATTGCACCATCTGCTGAAGACGTTGTTTCACCGCCGCTAACGATTAATCTCTGAGCGGTAACATCATCAGACGGTACTTTCTTCGCAATAATGGCGTAATTGCCCTCCAGTTTGACTTCCGCGCGAACTTGTCCTGATGTACCTGCATGGACAGTCAGTGACTGGACGGCAACATCATCTGTGAAATCAACGGGTACAGGAACCGTCCTCACGCCGGACGTCGACATAAAAGTAGGAAGCGTTCTGTTAGGAGTGGCTCCGTAGACAAAATCCCTTGAAACAAATTCTTCCTGTTTAATTTTCACCCTGAAACAATACAAATCAGCCGGGTGACCATCGTGAACATAAGGATATTTTCTGTTGTTATCCCCTATGCTCCATGGGTTTAGAAAGTCTTCCCCACCGAAAATGTAGTACAGCCAGTTGTCTTTGATACAAACTGAACCAACACCAACCGCAGAGTTAACTATTCCGCCCTGATAAATCTGATCAGTAACATTAACCCACTCTACATTATCCAGACTCCACTCATTGACGTTAACTCTGGTCATAAATGTTCTTGGATAATTTCCTGCATAACGATTATCAGGTTCCCCTCCTTCCCACTCACCAAATGCGCGCTCACTGCCAAAAATAACCAGCTCATCGCCAACTTTGGCAAAAGGAAGGTTTGAGTGATGAACATTATTTGGGAAGCGAAGAGAATTCCATGATGCACCTAAATCAGAGCTTCTGTGCAATGAACTACCAGGTTGAGTACTTAATGTCCCCCTGGTCGTCAGATACAGAATGCCATCATAATATTTTACACATGGCTCAGATGCATTCGCCTCATATTCTGCAGGTATGCGTCTGCGAACAAAGCTACCAGGAGAACCGAAAGCATCAGAGAAATAGAGTATCCCAAGCTCGCGTGGACCAATATCACCATTATGGTAGCCAACAGCAAAACTGTTATCGCTAATCGTCGCAAAACTGTGAATCTCAGTAACAGGAGTGCTTCCGTCAACAAAAGAAGGAATAGTTCCAAGACTGGTTTTTCTCCATGGTGACGAGTGAAATGATGTACCAAAACTCCAGTATCTACCCTCGTTATTCTGATCCACATCCTGAGTATTTTGCGTCGTAACTGTAAAAGTATTTTTATCAATAACAGTAGTCACCGTCATATTCCCGGTAACACCTGTAACACCAGAGTTTGAGAAGTTGACAAAATCACCAGCAAATAATCCGTGATCAGTAATGCGAATATAAGCGACTTGCTGATTTGCTGCTTTCGTTATACCACCATAAACGCGAAGGCTGCGACTCATTGGACGATCCCACAACTCTGCAACCTGCAGTTTATTTCCGCTCACGGTCCGCGTCTCAATTACAGCAAAAAGGCGATTTCTGACAACCCCCATACTCATGCAGTGATAGTTAACTGTGGGATAGTTTTCATGTAAATCTGTAAGCCATTCCGGCGTTGTCCAGGTCTTCCCGTCATCTCCTGAGCGAACCCATGCAACATGGAGGTTATTTACACCATGGCGGTCTCCAGCCATAAAAGGCGCATAGATGACATTGTCATATACAAACGTTTTATCCTGCGTCCAGGCGTTGTACCACGGTGTATCTGTAATTTTAAATAACTCTCCCTGGATAAAATCTTCAGAAGCATAAAAAAGAGGCTGACCCGGTATTCTCTCAAATAAAAAACGAGCATTTTTAAATCGGCTGACATCCGGAAGAGTTGATACTTTAAAAGTAAGCCCTAATCCGTCAATTTTATAACCTGGAGATGAGGCTTCAAGGCACGCGCTTATTGCAGTGGAATCGTCATTTATACCATCACCAACAGCTCCAAAATCTTTGGGGCTAATAGCATCACGCATTTTATCCTGGAACGTTCGGTATACTGCCCCAGAACCATACTGAATAAACCAACCAAAACCACCAACAACCCCGGCGATTGCAGCATCGACATAATTACGCATTGAGCGATTATTTACAGCGTCCTGTTCAAGTGATGGATCTGCAAGGTTAGAAATTCTGTTTTGCTTTGCATCGTAATATTTTGCAAGCAAAGATGGTTTCATCAATGCACGTCTGAACCATCCAAAACATTGCTGGATCAGCATCGTCAGGTAGTCAAAGGCATCTTCATGCACTTCGGGGAAAAACTTTCCCTGATTGCGAAGGTCTGTCTCCTGCACTACATCAAGCACACGATCTATCGTAATTCGCCAGCCAGCAGCAAGCGGCGACGGAAGAACAACAGAACCGCCACTATAAGTGCCCGCCCCAGTTACCGTATAACCGGTATCCAGAACCAATTCTGTTACGTTCCCGTTCAGGTCAGACACCTGAACAACCAGGTCGGATTTTTTGAAAATACGGAAGGTATACGGAAATGATGTCGTAGCGCCGTTACCGGTGTATTCGTTGTGGTCAACTTCGGTTGAGACCGTCATGTTAAATCTCCAGATAGTCGCAGCACCCGTTGCGCCGCATATCTGGTTATTCTATTACCTGAAAAACCACATATGGATAGAAAGACTGTGAATACGAATAGATATTACCTTTCAGGTAATTTGCAAAACGTGCTGGATAGCAAACAAATTATTTGCTACTGTATAAATATACAGTTATTGCATGGAGAAGATAAGATGCAGCAGTATCACTATCCACTGGAAGACGGATTTACCGAAAGGATTCACACGCCGGGAGGCGTCAGGTCACTGGTGGAGGGATCGCACTTGATGAAATTACTCCGGGATCTCAATAAGGATGGATTTAATGTCGATGGCCCACTTGCCGAACTGACTGCACTGATTAACTACGTCACCAGCTCACAGATGTCTATGCAGGATCTGCAAACACATCTCGACTATTGTGCCGAACAATTACGAAAACAAACCAGGTAAATTTAAAGGCCGCAAGAGCGGCCTATCGTTTCGCTTTGTGCTCGTCCCAGCACGTTTTGCACCATGCCATTAAGCCGTCCGCATTTTGATTATTAGGGTAAAAGCTGGTTCGTTTTCTGCGGACATTACAAATTGGGCACCACTTCATATGACGTGTATTCTTTGGGCCATCGAGACACCTTGCACACCACTTAGTCAATCCATCCGGATTTTTTGACGATTTCCTGAATTTTTCATATGGAAGGTTTATTCTGCATCGCAAGCACTGCTTGCTACCGCTTGAAACTCTGTTAGCTGATTCTTCTTTTGGCGGCGATACAGAAGATATTCTTGCTGGCTCTGATACTGCCTGAGGTGCTTTTTTAAATGACTGAGACGATATGTCATCACCAGGGAATCTTCCATGATATGCCGGACGCGTTGACACTCCAGGTGGAAGCTCAGCTGTAAACGGCTTTGGCTGAATCAGTTGCCTCTCTTTTGCTAACTCCTGCTGTTTATAATATGTCTGGATTACCGCACTATCATAAGCATGAGGTACGGAAATATCAGGAGCGTTACCTCCAGTTTTTTGAAACTGAGTAGATGTGTGCTCTATCACCTGTGTACGATTAATCGTTATCTCCCCATCTTCGGTCTTTATCGTTTTGTTCTGATTAACGACCGTACGATCAGAGATCTTAGTCTTGTTCTGGTTGATAACGTAAATAATCACCGCAACCACACCAACAACTATCCAGAAAACTTCCATTGCTTTTCCTCACAATAACATTACCTTAAAGGTAATATCTTGCTTTCAGGTGATCAAGCGTTAAACGCAATCAACCAAATACGGTTGATTTTAATGTTTTTTCGCGCTTATCATTACCTTTTCGGTAAATTTACATCGCACTCCTCTTGTGCCATAGTAATCGGGCACTGGCAAAATCCAGTGCCGGGATTGGTCTCCCGGATTACTACAGAGGCACATATGCCGCATAAGCGGTTTTTTTATGTGTAAAGCGCACCTATTCTATGGTGGGCTGTGTGGGGGCACCGAAAGGTGCGCCGGGTTCCTTTGTAGCCGGTAAGACCAACTCTGCACAGTTCACCACCATCTGATTGGTCTCAGCGGTGGTGATTAACCTAACTACAAAGGTGATCGCCATGAATACCAAACCTTCCATCTTTTCCTTTGAGTCATCCTGCCAGATCCGTATGTTCATGATTGACGGAGAACCTTGGTTTGTCACCAAAGATGTGTGCAATGCTTTGAATATTGATGTTACACAAGCGAGAAAACTTGATAAAAAAGGCTGGAACAAAAAGGGGCTGCATTCAATACAGACCCCTGGTGGAATACAAGAACTATCCATCGTTTCAGAATCAGGTCTCTACATCCTTATTCTGCGTTGCAAAGAGGCAATGACAGAGGGAACGAGAGCATTCAGATTTCTTGAATGGGTTACAGGTGAGGTTCTTCCTCAGATCCGCCGCACCGGAAGCTACATTAAAAACTCGCTCCCGCAGGAAGAACGCATAAAGATGGTTGCCGACCAGGTTGCCAACGCCACGGCGTCAGCAGTGATGCAGGCAATGAAGATAGAGAACAAAACCTACAGCGCCCCACTGAAGCCCGGCTACCGCAGTCTGATTCACTCGCCGTCTGGTGTTCTCGGCCTGACGGAGAACTCACTGCTGATGAATCTGCTGAACCAGTTACAGGAAGACGGGCACGACGTATCGGGCGCGGCGGCGGAGCTGACCACCATGTTCTGCTACATCGTCGGTGTGAGCAAATGCCTGCGTGATATCGAGACCCACGCGGAGTACATCAACGATAAAGCAGGATTTTTCTGACGGAACGGCGGCACAGGGATGTGCCTTTAAATAATTCTGTACAGATTGCAGACTGGGGGTGAATAGCGTACTATTACCTTAAAGGTAAAGGAGGCGCGATATGACAGCGTTGAAAAATCGTACTCAGCACAATGAACAAGCCAAGCAATGCTGGGATGTCATTGGAAAAGTTATGCTTGGCCGCGCAAGCAAAGAGCGCGACAAGGATATGGTTTACCAGACAGGAACATCTTTCAGCGACTTCAAGGCGGCATTTCGCTCCAAATAGAAGCACATTAGGAGTTTGTCTTGAAGTTTAACATTAGAATATCTAATAGTTTTCTAAATGGGGAAAGCAACACCCCTTTCGCTGTAGACGGACCTTTCCTTACTGACGATGAAATAAAAATCATACAAAGGTTTTTAGAAGATGTTGCCAATGGAAGGGCGCTTGTTGGAAAAAACAAGCCATCGTGGGTTGATGATAACCATGATAAAATTCCCGGCTCAGACAATTATGAGCAAGAGAATTATTGGCATTATCATTGTGGGCCAACATGGTATCCAAACACATTTAAGAATTATACCATTAACTTAAATTTCAACCCCGGCGGAATGCATTCTAATGAATGCATTCATTATGCAAAAAATGATAATGAAATTGTCGTTGTTGGATTTTCAAGAGAACACATACCTTTCCTTTCATCAGATGGAAACGACAATCCGCTTTTTTATGATGAAGAAGAATAGCCCGCGCCGCGGGCTTTTTTGTGTCTGCGGATTCCCGTCCGGGCGGCGGTGGCATTCGTTAAAAACAAGGCCGCGAAAGCGGCATGTGACATGTCACGCTCACGTTATGACAAGCCTATGTACCCTGCTACACCAGATAATATCAAAATAACTGCAACAGCAAATTCGCCATCGTCAATGATACATTTACGGTTCATAACGCCAAGTGCAACAAGCGCAAACACAACAAGAATAAAAGCAATCATTTCTCATCCTTATTGCGGAGTGACATCCTGTGGTCGCCACCAGTATGTCTGGTTAAACTCTTTCTTCGAACGTTGCTCCATTTTACGCAAATAACCTGGTGAAAAATACTCCTGCATCTGGTTAAAGATCATGTGATCGAGAGCCGCCTTCAAGTACCAGAGATTCGCACCTGGCATCAGACCTTTCCCCAGCTTAACCAGATCACCACCAGTCTGCTCACTCTTCCCTTCCACAGCATTTAACGGTATGCCCTGAGCAATCTTCACTACGTCATCAACCAGACCAGCTACCGGGCCAAGCATCGACGCCAGCGCGCCGCTTCCGTACCTAGTGTGATCTGACAATAAAAAGTCACCGTAAAGGCCAAGACCACCACCTTTCAGTAGAGCACCAAGCCAAAATTTAGCAGCATCTTCTCCTGTCATCTCGCGAGGATTACGACCAGACGCAAGGTCGTTAAGTTGCTGCGACAAAGCGCCAAGAATGGTCGTACTGGCAATAAACGTCGCAATATATGCCGCACGCCCACCAGCAGACGGCATACCCATAGCGCGTGACCAGTGACGCATAACCACCGAGATAGGGAACGATTTAAACAGGAAAACACTTCTCGTTAATTCACCTTTCCATGTTCCACGCTGAATACCAGAACCGGTTATCAGTTGCTCACGTGCTCCCGGTGTAATAACAGCCATATCAACTTCTTCAGTTATGGCACCGAGCAGTTTACGCATTGCCTCAAATTTCACGCGTTCAGGCTCACCAAGATGTTTAACTGCTGAATCAGGGATACGCATAATGCTTTCCGGTGTCAGCATCGTATTATTGCCGTTCCCCCAGTCCTCCTGTTGCGCCAGCTTCCATACGCTCCAGTCTGTGTCAGTAATCCCTTTGCTTTTCAGGATGCGAAAATCAGAATCATCGAGGCTACGAAGGTCTGGTGTCCGTGACACTACTTCTCCCAAGCTTCCCATCATGGTTACGCCATAGGCGCGCTTGTGCGCATCTGACCATGCTGTAAGCCCACTGGCACGCATTACCGCCGTTGCAGCCCAACGAGACACAGACGGCCCCATATTATCCATCGCCCAGCGGTTAACGCTGCCAAGTAGAGATTCCATCGCCAGACCAGCGCGGCGCGCCCGCGCAAGTTCTGTACGGTTCGTTGGGTCCATAGCTTCAAGCTGGTTGCGGAATAACTGGTTCATTGGAAGGTTGGTCACCTTCGCAGACAGATACATGGTTCCAAGATCAGAGAACGATGACAGCAACGCGGATCCGAGTCTGCTGGCAACCAGCCAGTTGCGGATATTGTCAGACCATCGCGCGATGTGCGGATTCGCTACAGGCTGTGTCTTTCCGGAAATAAAGTTGTACAGATTCTCTGTGTTGTTCGCCAGCCGCTCGACTTTACCGGTTTTACTCGGGTTAGCTGTTGCCGTTTCTGCCTTCACCTGATCAAGAAGAGAGCGGAAAACATGATCGGGGTTTGGGCCATATGTTTCCACCAGTGCAATATCTTTACTGATACCTTCCAGGTGACCGACCATGATTTCCCATAGAGAGCGATCGCCATAAAGTTGCTGATATTGCAGATAGGAATCTGCATCTTTGAAATGTATCTGTCGTGATGTATTACCACGGTTAGCACGTGCGCCTGAAATTCGCATTCCGGTATCAGTAAGCTTATTCAGCCCACCAGTAGCGATCGTGTTATAAGCCTCTCCAAGAAATGCAGACAACTCGGAATCGTTCATCAGTTGTCCATCGGCTCGGATATAATATTTGCGATCCAGCTTACCTATAACATCGCTAACCCACTTATCCTTTGATACCGCCCCAACCTTTTCCATAGAATGATGTTGAGGGATTCCCCAGTTTTCGAGATAGCCAATGTCCCCACCAGCATCATTAAACCGGCGGCGCAGTAGATCTGTCACTTCTCTCCACGCCTTAGCACCTTTTCTTGCTTTAGCATTGCCAGTATTTTGCCCTCGCATTTCATATACCAGGTCACGCACGCCAGCTTCATCTTCAAACAGGCCAAAAAAGCGAGGATCAACTGCTTCAAATGCCTCTTGCAATTGACTCAATGCATAATCACGAGTGGCTTTTGTTCTGGACTCAACAGAGAGGAAATTCGATTTACCGTCTGCATTAAAAGCAATAGTACGGTTAAGAGCGCCAAGTTTCCCATCAGCCCCTTGATAGCTATTGATAAATTTATCCAATCTCTGACGTGCGGATATAGTGAGGGCCACACGACGTTTCTTTAATGCCGCTTCTCGCTGTAATTCTTCAGATGCCAATTGTGCTGCACGATATAGCCGCTCTGATTCGGAAAGTTGTCTCCACGACATCGGGTCATCACGAGCAATGGAGCGCATATTTCGATAAATGCGGTCTTCAATGTTCTGTATTTCTCGCGCCGTTAACGTGCGCTGCGCCGCCTGCTGGACCGCTTGTATACATTCCTGTCTCATTTAATTTAACCTCTCAAGAAACACGCCACAGCGACATCAAACAGGCTGGAATCCTGTATTGCCTGCTCACTTTCCCTGTTCGCTTCATCCAGTACTTCACGCGCGCTGCGCGATTGTGGATTACCATCATCATCCAGCACGGTGATTATCATGTCAGGTGATTCAAGCAGCGAGTCTTCAGCTATGCGCAGATCAATATCTCCTGCCTGATCCGCCATCATTTTTTGTTCTGCCTGTTGCAATATTTTATCAGGCTCAAAAGGAGCTACTTCGTCTGGCGTCCTGACCTCTGCTGTTTTATAGAATGAAACAGCCTGAGCATTAAGTTCACTTTCTACCTGCAGTCGCCGTGCCAGTTCTGCTCGAGCTTCAAAAAACTGACCGCCAGGCTCATGCGGTGCCAACGCGTTACGAGAAAATTCCAGGCGTTCTTGTGCCTGCCTGATTCGTTGGTCAATATCGCGAAGTCTGGCCTGTTTATCTGATCGAGCACGAGATAAAGCCTTACCGCTACCGGTTGGATCTTCTGCAAGAATTTGTGCGCGCTGTTCAGTGAGATTTTCAATAATTCGTTGGCTATTAGCGATTTCAGACTGGTAAACCTGTCTATCGCCACGCGGCAAAAGCTGTGCGGCCTGTTCTTCAAGCAACCGATTTTCTATAGCGCGCGCCGTTACTCCATCATCTACAGATGACAGAGCCTCATTAACTGCCTGAGACAGCAGACTCTTGCGCCCAGGAATTTCACTGAAAGATGCAGACTCAACAATGCTGGCAACGTCTACAGGTCTCCCCTGGCTAACATCAGACATGGCTTTTCGCAGAGCCTGAATGTGTGAATTACGCGAAAGCACGTTGATCGGCACGCCGGGAGCAATATCAATTTCAGCATGATGAGCGGCATTCGCCGCCAGTGCAGCATCGATATCAACTGGTGAAAAATTTGGTGCGCTTGTAGACTCGCCGCGAGAGTTAATAAATCTGCCGACACCACCAAACGCCACCCCAAGAACAGCATCAATAGCAATTGCCTGTCGATCCAACACATCATACTGGTTAGCCATTTCGCTATAGCCACCATCACGAAGCGTTTTAGCAGTAAGCCCACGCTGTGCCATACCGAACGCAATATTTGTACCTGCGGCATAGGCAATATCTGGCGTTGCACGTACTGCTGTTGCTGCGGCGCGTCGCACTGAACTTTCACCCGTCCGCGCAAGCTGAGCCGCCACACCTTCCGCCAGCGCACCACCCGCACGTAACCCGAGGCTCATAGGGATCAGTGTTCCGGCACCAGCAGTAATACCCTGCACTAATCCAGCTTCCTGCGCCGTCCTGAAATCAACACCCTGTGCTGTCAGCCGTTCAAACTCAGAAAAACCCTGTAGAGAAGTTACCGCCGCAGCACCTCCGACCGGACCACCGAGCGTTGTACCGACAACAGCCTGCCCGCCCATATCGAACAACCCATAAAGAACCTGCCCGGCGGTTCCGGTTGTCGCGGCATCAGGCGTCAGCCGCTTAACCTGCTGCTCTGCTAGTTTTCTCTGCTCGGCAATGTATGAAACTGAAGTATCATTGAGCGAGGTGTTTTCGTTAACAAACTGAGCAATCGGGGATACGATTTTATCCATCCCTGCCCATAGCAACTGATCTGGCTTTGCCACCAGCCCGGAGTACAAACCAGACAATGCCGCTCCTACAGCATTGTCGAAAAAACCAACATCGCTGTTAAAACCAGCTGGATTTGATGCTGCTTCGTCAAGCTGCTGATTCTGGTTTACTGGATTAAGGCCAAAGTAACTCATTGCGGAATATCTCCGGAGAATCTCTGACGCTTCTGTGTCAGATCAAGAACAACGGGAGAACCATCATCTTTCAGCAGATAACCAGTACCAAGTTTCACCAGGTACTGACTATCGCCGTAACTTTGCAAACCATACTGACCAGGCGGTGTTTTTATCCCAGAGCCGACAACTTGTTCATTCCAAGCCTGATTAACCTGCTTATCGAATTGCTCTGCAGACATTCCCCACGGCAAAAGGACATTCCCCATTCCGTTATAGTCATGCACGCCACCTGTAGCTACGTTAACAGCCTGTTTCCAGACATCATTGTCAATTTCGCCTGATACCACGCCTTTTTTCGCCATCACACCAGCGTAATAATCCTTTGCGATCTCGTATGCCATTGATGCCCCCTGAGCGTCACCAGCAAATGCATCCTTCACCATGTCAGAAAACTCAAGGCGAAGATCAGCATCTTTAGGCATCGGAATACCTTTCGCATCATCAGTACCTTTACGAGCCGCCGCGCCAGCAAGAATTGTCTGCGCAGCGGTTTCAGGAGACACGGAAACATCCGGATTAAACCAGTTTTTTTCTGCCAAAATACCACCAGGCTTATCCATCAGTATCCCGGCAACGGCAGCAGATGGAGCGTTGGCACTGATCTGCTGTAGTGCTGACATATACACCTGCCCACCACCAGTGCTCTGCCTGATGGTATCGAGATATGCTGCCTGTTGGGAAACTGGAGCATCACGAAAGAAAACACCGATCTGATTGGCCTCGTCTTTGGAAAAGAACGTCAGTGGAGTGCCATATGACTTAGCAAGGTCACTGACCTGAGCGGCACGCAAGGCAACGCTCTGTCCAAAGTTATCCTTATTGCTCATGTCGATAGGCTTTGCCTGTCCGGAGGCAAGAGAGAACTGCACAGGATCCGACTGCCGCTGCTTTATCACCTGATTTGCAGCCGAAACAACGTTGTCATAAAGATCTGCGCGTGCCGCATACCCCTCCCCTGTCTCACCAGTATCCGGGCGTAATTGCTCAACATATGCTGTAATGCTGCTTGTCGGCATATTGCGGAAAGAGCCTATATACTGTCCGGCGATCTGCGTATTTCTGAACTCGGTATATCGCAGGTTTCCTTCTCTGACGCCATAAGCTGCAATAAAATCAGCCTCACCAGGTGGGTTAGGAAATTCAACGCCACGCATATACGCAGCCGTCGCATCGCGAACCCGACTGTCAATCATCGTTTTATATTCAGCCTGCTGCTGCCGACGAAGTTGATCCGCCTGTCGCATAAAACTTGCCTGCGCCTCAGGAGATGCCGCATCGAATGCTGCATTACCGGTATAGCGTTTAGTGTTGGTTGGAATTGTTGATAAACCAAGTGCTGCACTGACACCAGCAGTTAACTGCTGATCACTGTATGGCTGGCTACCGTTCTCATGATGGATAATGGCTGCACAAAGCGCCTTCAGGGTATCAGGATTAGATGCATCGAGAGGCTCATCAGCAGAAACGCCAAGTTGTTCGCACACTGCTTTGATATACGACATAGTGTCATTTTTATCAGTAGGCGGTGCCCAGCGATTAATTATCTCGCTGACGGTATCAATACCCTGCCTCTGATACGACATCAGGTTTCGCCCTAATGCACGAATCCCGTGTTCAGGTGTTTCGAATTTAGCAAATCGACCATCATCACCGGTCTGGCCTACCCACGGATTAGTTTTGCTGTATTCGAGATTTCCTGGGTTATTGTTGCGTATGCCACGGGCACTATCGGAAGAGTCACTATCGGCTACAGCACGGCGAGCTCCAGCAGCAGTATCACTTAACTCGCCATTACTTTGGATGAATGCGGTCGCATTGTTTGCCGACCACTGGGACAATGCGGCATCAGCAACCTTCTCTTTAAACTCGATTTTCTTGGCCTGGATTTGCTCGTCGCTCCAGCCATGCGCAATGCCGTAATCCTCAATTTGCTGGAAAGTTTGCTTATTAGCCAGTACGTATGCGGCGTTGTCGCCATACAATGCTGCGGCATTTTTACCATTGTTCAGCAACGTCGCCTGAAACTGGCCTTCTTCGTAGGCTTTTATTTGCCCTATCTCGTGCCGCCCGGCCTGCGTAGTGAACTGAATACGCTGCTGCTGCGCCTGCTGCATGAAAGCATTACGAGCCTGTTCATCCGGCAGCGACATAGCCAGTTGTTCGATCTGAGCATCAAACTGCTGCGTATACTCCTGACCTTTTCCAATAGCATTTTTCCCTTTCAGGTTAAGCAAACCTGTTTCAGGGTTATTCAACAGATCGCTGCTTATCTGGCTTAAGCTAAGAGAAGCATCCTGAGCCATAGCAACATTCGCACGCTGTTTTGCCTGCGCAACAATACCTGCATATTGCTCTGCAACATCGCCAAGTACATCACCGACATTTGGTGTCTGAAACGATGAGAATCCCTGAGTCGAAATCCCTCTGCTCTGAACCTGACGGCCCGATGTTGTTGGTACAACTGGCATCTTATTATCCCCTTATCGACCGGTTGGAGTGCCAACAGCAGCAGAAATCGGCGCAGCCTTCTGAGAGAACGGGCTCCACGTTCCGCCGCCCATCTGGTATGCACCGTATGCTTTTAGTGGTGCCGTTAACAAAGTGCTGGTCATCGATGATTTAGCAGCCGACTGAGCAGCAGCCCCCTGTGCCTGAGCATTCATTCCCTGAACCTGATACCCATATGCCTCACGCTGAGCATTATTCACTGTCGTTAACGCATCAAGAGTGCCGAACTGAGCATTATCCGCAAAAACGTCAAGAGCTGTTCCGCTACTTAATTCCGCACCGGTAGCCCCCATAGTGGCCGCCGCAGTACCTGAGCGTTGACGCATTTCACGACGACGCTGATCCGCTTCAATATTCCCACGATTGATTGAATCCTGTGCCTGAGCTTCAGCAATTTCAGCATTCCGATCAGCTATGGCTGACTGGTATTTTGCCTGCTTGCTCTGGCTGTACATTGACGCGGCTGTGGATGCCACTGTGACGGCAACCAAAGCGATGGCTGGGTTACACATTATTTTCTCTCCATGTGAAATCTGTGGAAATTAAGACCAAGAGCACCATAAGGCGCGGCTTCTTCAAGCCTAAATCCAAGCCAGTGGAGCCATGCTTTGGCAACATGGTTTCGCTCGTCGACGTAGTTTTCCAGGCGCGGATAAACTGCCAGCATCTGCTGCAATACAGGGCGGCAGTGGCGAAGAAATGTCTTCTGATATTTTTCAATATGGCTGGTACCGACCAGCCAGGGCGTACCATTGCCACCGATCATTGACGCCGGAGATACACCAAACATGGTTACCAGTTCTCCGTTCGCGAACCCTGACCAGGCCATAGTCGCAGTGCGAAGACCAACACGCAGCGCATCTTCGGTAGTCATCAGTGATACCGCATACAGTTCGTCAATATCAGCCTGACGAACATCCGGCAAAATCATCTGAAGATGCTCTTCGGTAGCGGGAATAATTTGAACGTCGATCATCAGAATCCCCCAACAGTAAGGCGAGGAATAACGGCAAGAACAGACAGCGGCAACGGGTCAAGCTGACGGATTTTTACACGTCCGTTTTTGCCCCAGTTACTGTCCAGTTTCACTTCTACTTTTCCGGTAGCATCATCAACAGGATCATCGTAGAACTCGAATTCACGCTGTGGATATTCGTACCATTTACCGCCGGGCGTAGTCGCCCAGATGCCGCGACTGGCATTCACAACCAGAGTAACGGACGGGATCACCTGTTTTTTGTCCAGCAGCGTTTCCTGTCCGTTAATGTTGATATCCAGTGTTTCGAATTCAGCAGTTATTGGCAGGCCGATGTGCACTACAGCCCCCGGAGATTCCAGCGTGACGGCACCTCCGGAAACCACTTTCTGTGGCTCCACGTTCGCATCAGAGAGAATGTTTACGGTCTGGCCTTCAAGATGAGACAGGCCTCCAAATGTCCGGCGCGCCATCTGCCAGTTCGTGGTGGCCACATTCCTGAGGGATGGCGGGACGTTCCTGTTAGCACGAACCACTACAGCGGTATTGCTGGTTACAGAAATAATGTCGCAACGTAATTCTTTTGACACTTCATCGCCAGTATCAGGATCAGTTCCGACATAAGGGAACTGTAGTTGCGCGCCGACATCACTACTGGTGAAGTACGCACCACCAGAAACACTGATTGTATATTCCGCGCGATAATCCCATTCGCCAGAACCACCAGTGATGGTCATCGTTCTGTCAGACGTATTTCTTCCATCATAGCTAAGGCCAGAATCAACAAAGAAAGCATCTTCATCGCTGGTAAATAAACGGCTGGACAGTCGCTCGATGTATCTCACTGTTTGCCCGTTAATAGTTCGGTTAACGACGAAATACACCGCATCTTCATTGCCTTCGCTGATACTGCATGTGCTTTCATATTTTCCGGTACTGGACTGTGGTGCCCATGCAAAAACCTGTTGATCACGCAGATAGGTCATCACCAGTAATTTGCCGTCATCACGAATGCAGAAGGCGCTGGAGTAAGGGACAATCGAGAAGCACCAGTCAACAATGCTGTGCTTCTGAAAAAGATGATTGGCAAGGATGGTCAGGTCGTTCCCCTGATAGCCGTCAACATCGAATGAATAGGCCAGATCACGGACAACACTGCCTTTCTCCTGGACGAACAGAGCAATATTCGCCACAGCAATTGGTGGGACATTGCTCGAGCCATTTGATCCCTGAGAGCTGAATGCAAATGATGATGGGGTTAACACTTTGTTCTGGTCGCCGGTGATGACGTACTCACCTCCGGAAGTCAGTGCCACCAGCGAACCGACATCAATCAGGTGGCGGATCTCATTAACCTGACGCCCGGCATAGGTGTAGATAATTCTGTCGTCATCCTGCGTAGGATTGCTTTTGCCAAAATCCTTATAATCCCCGGTACGGCTGGCCCAGATAGTCTGAGGGAACGCAGTCGATGCGGCGAAGTAAAGACGTTGTTGATAATAAACAACAGTGCCAGGATAACCATTAACACTGTTCCAGGCATATTTAGCCCATTTATAGCTGGCATTATCCTCGCCAACGACCTGCGAAGGGATATAGGAAATCACCTCGGCAGTTGCAGTAGTTCCATTTGCAGCAGTGATACGGGCAATGCCAAAACCACTGTGCAGATATTCCCACTCAATGCCAGTATCATCATCACCGGATCCGCCCCAGCCATCCCATGATGTGCCTTCTGTATGCGAAGGGCGCAAAGTGCCTGTTTTGCCTGCTGTAACGGCGCGATAGTAGTTACTGTCTGCACGGCGAATATCGCCAATCGACGTACTCTTACTGGTTTCCCATACCGGCACTGAATCCACTGCAGGCTGTTCCAGATAGAACAATTTGCCTACCTGCTCCGCGCCAAAAATAGAGGCGCTTGCCGTTAACGTAATTGTCCCAGTGCTGGCGCTGGCATAAACCGTCACTGACTCGTCAATATTGATATCTTCAAATGGCCCGTTCTTCGTTACCACATCAACCAGTTGCCAGTTGTCATGCGCATAGCGGCGCAACTCTTTCGGCGGGTATGCCGGGTGAACCAGCGTAAGCACGTCGGCGCTTTGCGTAAATTTAATTCGGAACAGATCGGCTTCAGTATATGGCGTGGCAATTTCATAAATAACATTGCTGCTGTTCAGCACCAACGCACCATCTTTGATAACGCGCATGTACTGGTGCCCGAACTCCAGAGCATAGGTCTGAACCGTCGAGAACTGGAACGGGATCAGGCGGCATTTCCGATTTGGGTATTTGGCGGCACCGACAAAACGCGTACCAGGTCGATTCTCAACGCCGCCATACTGCCGCACGATAAAGTTATCGCACTTGCGCAATGCCACCTGGTACTTCGCCATGTCGATACGACCGTACAACGACGGTCCAATCTCACCACCGGCAAAGCTGGGCTGGATCCAACTGATAGCCATCAGGACAACCTCGCAATGGTAAACTCATCAACAGGTGGCTGTGGTTCCTGTGATTCATTCTGGCTATGCGAGCCAGCACTAAGAATCACGCGATTGTACATATTGAGGGCAAACGTACCGAGGTCTGCATTCCCAGTCAGCGCCATGTTAATAGCTGCCGCAAGACGCCAGGCCAGCGCCTCCATAAAAATGGCATCAAACATGTTCACATCTGTAACGCGAGAGACATACTTGAGCCATGCCTGCGGCTGGTCTGTGTAGATCAACTTTCCTGTTCCGTTGGTGTCTGCACCAACTTCGTACTGAACGCGCATTGCCGCTGTTGGATTGCGTACACCAGGAAGCATAATTTCAGTAATGCGCAGACAATCGGACGGGTACTGGTACGCATATTCCCAGTCAGGCGGTGGATTGCTCGTATCTGCAAGCGCCACGCGTTTGGTAGCAAAGTTCCAGTCAAAATCAGAAAGCACAGCATCACGGCAGGCCTCAAAGTGCAGCGAACATTCCCCCGCTTCCTTGCTGGCTTCCGTCAGGCTGTTAATACTGCGGCTGTTGCCAATATTGGACAGCGCACGATTGCAGATCTCTACTACAGAGGCCATAAGTTTCTATACTCCTGCAATAAAGGGGCCGAAGCCCCTTGTCTGATTCGCGAGGCTTACACGCCCAGTTCTTTACGCTTATCTGCGATCTTCTCGCGGAGCGTTTCGGCTTTGGCGTTATGGTGTGGCTTCTCGTTAAAGAGCAATTCGTACTCTTCACGGAGCTTATCCAGTTCACCATCATCTGACACATCGTTGATGATTTTGGTGCTGGTTGCTGCCATAGACACCTTTCCTGTTACCTTTGCTTTTGCCTGTCTGGCTGCATCGTTAACAGGTTCCAGTGCGCTACCAGGCTCACCTTCGTATTCGATTTCTGCCCCCTCCGGCCACAGAGTGTTATGGATATGAGAGAGGCGCAGAACGCGGTATCTTGGTTTCTCACCTGACATCGATATCACCTTAACCAGTTACTTTTGAGCGGATCGGATACGGCGTATTAGCATCAACATCAAGACTGATACCAGCAGTGAATTCGCCAGCCGTTAGTGGGCCAGTTGCGACGGAGTAGTTAACACGCAGATATCGCTGAACACCGGCAGGCACCTTTGCAGAAACAACTCGTTTACCTGCTGTCAGGGTGGTCTTTGCCAGTGCACCACTATCATAAATAGTGGTCCATGAGCTGTTATCCTCACTCGTCTGCAACTGGATGTTTACAGTTGCATCACCGCTTGCTGCGGCGGCTGTGTTAACCAGCGCCCAAAACTCAAGCGGGTAACCCACGCCGATATCACGACGTTTTCCGTCAATTGGACCGAGATCGATTACGTCAGTAGAAGCCGCGGTATCAGTTACCGCCTGTGCTTCGGAGAACATCAACAGTTTGTCGGTGATCATCTTCTTTCTCCATTAGTGGGTCTGTTACGACCCACAGGTTAATAACAGGCGTTACACCACGCGGGCTTCTGTTTCCAGAAGCGCATCAGTTTCACGGATTGGTACACCACGGAATGACGTCCACCACTCGCCTTCAGTCTCTTTTACGCTAATCGCCAGAGATGTTTTCTCCAGAGACTGCAAATCAAGAGCCTGGCCTACAGTGCGGTTCATGTAGAACACCGGGCGACCCATGCCACGGTTTGGAATGCGATGCAGTGCTTTAACCATCAACTTCGCAATATTTGCGGCAGAGGAAGGTTCTGAAAGATTGCTGACATCGATGTTTGCAATGCGAACAACATAACGCCAGTCACGCAGAGCAAGTCCGTTATCCCATTTGTAATGGGTACGGTAGCCTTCGTACTTGCCGCCATTAGCATCTTCCAGTGTCACCTGGCCTTTATCTTCCATCTGAATGCCAGCCTTCTGCCCTTTCGGGAAGATGCCATGCACGGTGTTTTCGCCCCACACCACTAACCAGATTGAGGTGTTATCTGTACCCGTGCCACCAGCATCAATGATGTTCTGAGCATTACCTGCAGACAGGCTGGAATAGCGGGAGGACAGTCCCATAAACTGCTGAGGGTTAACGCTGGAATCACCATAAAACAGCGTCTGCGCCATCTGCTGATTCATCGCTTCAATAAATGCGCGGTCTTCAGACAGGCGGAATTCGGCGGTATTTCCGTTCAGATCAGCCAGTGACTTATCGACTTCAGCATAGGTTTCCAGCATGCCAACGGAATCGGTTACCTGCACTGTGGTTGATTTGCTTGGCTGTACGCCATAGTTCAGCAAACGCCAGGTAGCTGAAGGTAAACCAGAACGAATGGTGGTTCGGTGTCCGGTAGGAAGGTTCCCTTCGACAAAAGGCATATCCTGAAGGATCGGGTTAGTTTGACCGAGAAGCTCGATAATCTTATCGACTTTCCCGTTTGGATCGACGCGCTTACCCCAGTCAGCCAGCGTTAGCGCAGTTAAGCCTTTAACAGTCATTGTCATTTCCTCTCTTATTTGCCATAGAGCACTTCGGCCGCACTACGCTGGCCTTCATTACCACCGGTGACCATGCCATCTTCAGACATCGCCTTTCCGATTTTCACGAACGTTTTGACCAGATCAGGGTGATTACCCAGCCCGGTGGTCTTCAGATATTCTTTGAGTTCAGGTGTCCCGAACTGGTCAAGCGCACGCTGTGCAGCGCTAAGGTTAGAAATCAACTTGTCGCCACCGATTTCTTTGTCAGCTTTTACATCCGCAGCCCACTGCTCGGTTGTTTTCTGCCAGGCTTCTGCCTGGCGCTGCTGAACACCTGCCAGAATCTTCGGATAAGCATCAACCAGCTTTTGCGCTTGCTCGTTGGTCAGGTTAAGTTCTCGCGCCACCGGCTCGAATTCCTTCAACGCTTCTGTATCCAGCTCTACGCCTTCGGCAGCCTGAAACTCGTACTTCTCAGGCGCACCCTCTGGTTTATCGCCGTCCTTTTTTTCACCCTGCTTATCGTTTTCAGGCTTTTTGTCATCAGCAGGTTTATCGCCATCAGCAACAGGTTGTGGCTTATCACCTTCCTGTTGTGATGGATCACCAACTGGAGCAGGGTTATCACCTGCAGGCGCTGACGGTTCTGACGCAGCCGGAGCTGCTCCACCATCGACTGGTTGCTCATTGCAAAGACGGCGATACAGCAAACGCTCAAATAAATTCATGATCACTCCTGTTCACTGGCCTCTTTGGCCATCTTCAAATACTGTTCAGGGCAATGCGCCATAACGCGCTGAAACAGTTCCAGCGCCAGATTGCGTTGCCCCTCATTAAATGCCATTGCCATAGCGTCCATCGGTGAGATAGCGGAAAACACACGGCCTTTCTCCAGCACCGACCAGACAACTCGACGCCCCTGTTCACTGCTCATGACAAAGCGAATGTCATCAATTTCACGCTGTGCCATGTCACGTTGCTTACGGGCGTTTTCTTCTTTCAGTTGATCGTCTTCGTAATCTGTCATTGTGATTGCCCACCCTGACCACTAACTGCATTCGCCATAGCTGACAAAACACTCGGATCCGAAGTTTTAGCTTCGCTTAGCGTCTTGACACCCTGTGCCGCCGCCATCCCCATCGCCATCATTTGTTGCTGCTGTTGTTGCTGTGCCCGTTGCTGGCGAGCCTGCTCAACCTGTTCCTGAGGAACAATGACGGTTGGAGACACTCCGGACATATCAGCGAATGCATCGATCGCCTGATCAACGTTGAGTTTGTCGAGAGCTTCTGGTTTCGCTTGCGCAAGTTGACCAATGAAGTTGACCGTGGACGCCAGACTGGACAGGCCGATAGACTTCTGCGCCTGAGCCATGACGGAAATGTATTCGACCTTCAGGGGCATACCTTCCATCACGTCTGGCGGTGGCGGCAGCATGTTTTTACGAACCATCATCGAGAAAGCGCGGTCAATGAGAGGATTAAGACATTCGTCGTTCAGACGCTCCAGAACCGGCCCCAACATCAGAAGTTTTTCTTCTTTCATTTCGATCACCGCTTCAACAGGCATCGAGCGGGTATTGATGTTCTGCAACATCATGAACAGATCGACAAAGTAGGCGCTGTTAATGATTTGGCGGGTGTCCTGAATGTCTGCTACCAGATCTGCTGTACTGGGGTTAACCAGATAAGCAGGCCTGAAACCATCCTGACCAGTAATCTGATCGATATACGTGATGTCGCCAGGAAGAAGGGAGGCGCGCTGATTCTTGAGGGAAGTCGGAGCAACCATCGGCGGATTGGTGGCTTTATCAATCAACTGCGACTTGCGCTTCTGGAGAAGCTGCAATGCCTTAACAGGTCCAAGCGCCAGCATACCAGGGCATGATGATCCATAAACATCTTCGCCGTTAACTTCCCAGCGCGGAGCCATAATTGGAAACTCATCGAATCCGGACTCACGCAACAACTTGTCGTTATCGCCACCAACCTCGTAATAAACCGATTTGAATGGCTTGTTCTTGCTATCCAGCTTCGATGTATCGCGGTCAATGTTCGGGTAAACCGAATGCATCACTTCAATCCACTTCTCGTAGGTGCCGCTTTCCCACATGCTTTTTACGGATTCGCTGACGTTATTTAGCCCGAACTCCTGAACAAGCTGACGAACAGTCATAGAGAACTTGCGAAAACAGGTGTCCACACTGCCACGAGGTGAGTTAGCCAGGTAGTAACTGCCTATCGGGAATGGCATTGTGCGAATGATGTCCTCGTCATCCTCCAGCACCGCCATTGCACCAGTGCTGTATGTGCCTAGGCTTCCGTATAACTGCGGAAGAGACTGATAGAGATTCGACTTATTGAACATATCGTTCATGCGGTTCTGCACCGCCTCAAGCCACAACTTAACAGGGCCATAATCCATCATTTCAGGATCTGGCGTAGCCAGGCGAAACCACGGACGCGCGGGGCTTGTGATGCCTGACATCATGCCGCTGGCGAGAGTGCGCGCCGCCATTGTCCCGGTCGAATCAATAATGCGTGTATTGCGTCGATCGTTACGGTTGACCTCAGAAGTCAGAAAGCGGGAACCACGCGGGTTGATGTAATCACTCAACTCGCGCCAGTGCGGCTCGAACGACTGACGCTCGCTTTCAAGTTGTGCGAACTGTTTGTTCAATCGCTCTTTAGTTGTTTCCGCCATTTCAATGACTCCGGTTACTGACCAAGCAGCGTTTTACCGCTGGTATTAGCAGTTGATGTGTCGCCCTGAGAACCGGTAAGCAGCGTAGAACTACGACCAGCAGCAGCGCGACGGCGACGAGTTTCTTCGTCGCGGGCATCAACAACGGCGGCATCCTGCTCCTGTGGTGCTGCCTGAACTTCTGGTGTTGCAGGCACTGATGGTGAGCTACCCATGCACATATCAATGACTCCGTACGCAATTAAATTATTACCAATTTAACCACATATGATTTATTTATCGTAGACGGTTGACATTTAACGCGTGAATTATTACCTTTCAGGTAACCAAAGAGTTCATTCCGGTTACTAACCTGACTGGCTTGTCGTTAAATTGAACAGGTGGAGTGAGCTTTTATTTTGAGCAGTACGGCGTATGGCACATGCGCCGATAGCGGTCTGGATACGTTTAAGGGGCACCCTCCCTTGCTCGGGCAAACGAACCAGGTAGCCGGAATGTGCAAGTCGAGCGGTTTTATTCCGCGCACGGGGATTCACCATCCAGGCGATTCGGTGTGACACCTCGGAAGAGACGAGGGTACAACGATGAGAGCATTTATGGAGCCGCGACAAAGTGTGGCGCCTTAACAGGCTAAGTGCTCTCAGCGTTGTGGCATTAGCTCAGCTGGACAGAGCAACCGCCTTCTAAGCGGTTGGTCGCAGGTTCGAATCCTGCATGCCACGCCAGAATCACACCTAAGGACCGTGATGCCAGAAGTTCCAGGGGCTTGGCGGTGATGGTTTCCCTTGAAGGACTATCACCGCCCTTTTTACAGCAGGACGCCATTGCGATGACTTCATGCTGTAAACCCGTACAGCCACGGAAGGCAGAACCCATTGCTTCCAGTTCGCCCGGTTCGCCGGGCATTTTTTTAAGGTGAGATTATGAACGACCAGCAAATCGAAAAAGAAATCGTTGAGAAAGGCAAAACTGCTCCGCGCGTTACGCCAGACCATATCGAAAGCATTATTGCTCAGGAGGCATATTTCACAGCAGAGGATGGTGCCTTTGGCAAAGCCATAAAAGAGAAACATACTGGCGGAGAGGTAAACTACCAGCCGCACGAATCACTTTCTCTGCTGACGTTCTGCGTCCTGGTGCTGCGCAACGGCTTCACCGTCACCGGAGTGAGCGCCTGTGCAAGCCCGGAAAACTTTGATGCAGAAATTGGTCGGAAGATTGCCCGGCAGAATGCTGTAAACAAAATCTGGATGCTTGAAGGTTACTTGCTGAAGCAGAAGTTAAGCGAGCAATAACACCGTGACATGTCACAAACAGCCAGCCTACGAGCTGGCTTTGTTTTATCCTCACCAGAGGATATCAACGACATTATCCCCACCAGCGGATTAAGCATAGGGATCGTAATCTGTAATGGCCTTGCCTTGCTGGTTCTGCTGACCTGGAATTCGCAGACGCTTCGACACAGGGAAAGCAAACGTCAGCAATAGCGCATCGCCTTTACCAGGAGAACGCCCAAGCCGCTCCTTGATATCTTCCTTCGGTTCGATAACGATTTTACCGTCCACTCGAACTTTGTACTCTGCCGCCGACAGGTCGTCCGCTGTTTCCTGGTCATCAAGCATGCCGCCCAGCCTCAGCCATGTCTTGCATGAGTTGAACATCTCCCCGCGCTTATTGAGCATCTGCGGGTCAGTAGACGCGCCACCGAACGGAACAAGTTGCCATGTACGACCCCAGCCGTCACCGATTGACTTCAGACCAGTTCCGTAACCGAAGTCGATGAACACTGCGTCAGCCTGGTACTGGTCTTCAAAGTCAGCGATACGCTTCGCCATAATCAGATCGTCAGTAGTCTTGTTGCCAGTCCACAGCACCTTACTGTGCAGCCCCTGCCGCAGGTATATCACCGCGTCATCAACGCCTGAGTATGCCGGGTCAACGCCGATTATCACCGGAGCATGTGCAACCTGCGCAGCGGTTACCACCCGTTTCATTGCCTCATCAGTAAGACCGGTAGGGATAAACTGCAATTCAGATGCATCAGGGAATATGCCGCGCACACGGATTTTAACGAAGTCGCTGTCTTCCCCGTAGTCATCAACCCATTTCTGCAACTGCTGTTTGTTAGTGCCTTCCACCGTCCGGCTGTCAATCTGCGCAGTTTTCCAGCGGTGTTTATATTTGCGGAAACATTCGCGGAAACGCCCGGTGTTACGTGTAGGGTTTCCGAACGCCACCCAGATAATCTCAGTGTCTTCGTCCGTAAGCGCACCCTCGGCAACTTCCCACACCAGATCGGCAATGTTGGATGCTTCGTCGAATACCACGATGATGCGTTTGCGCTCGTTGTGTAGTCCGGCGAATGCCTCAGTGTTGTGCTCAGACCAGGGGATTGCGTCAGCTCGCCACCGCTTGTCGTGCCCAGGATCATTGCTGTACATCGCGGTAGCGGTACAGGTAAACCAGTCTTTCGTGATAGCAAGGTTCGACCACTTGATAATTTCCGGCCAGGTCTTCGTTCGTAGCTGGTTGTCGGTGTTGGCGGTCACCACGACCTTACAATCCTCGCAAGTGGACATGCCCCAGTTGATCAGCATTGAGATGAATGCGGATTTACCAATACCGTGACCAGAAGCGCGTGCCAGCATAAGCGGCTGATAACGCGTCTCTGGATTCTGCAGGTGATCACGTATCTCTCGGAACGCATCGGCCTGCCACTGACGTGGACCGGTAGCATGTGCCAGTTCAGTCCCCTCTTCCCCCCAAGGGAACGCATAGAGGGCATAGCCAAGCGGATCGTGAGTGAACCCTGCAATATCCTCGATCAACTGCTCTTCAGGAGATAACGCTGTATCTGTCACTGATTACCATCCTGACGTTCTTTGAGTCGCTTCCTGGCTGCTGCTATGCGATCAGCAATTGTCACATTCACATTAACATCCAGACGTTCTTTGAACGCGTTGACATCAACATGCTTACCAATCAGCTCAAGGTTCTTCACCTTGTCAGGCCATTTAATTTTTTTGAGGATTGTCTCTATCGAATCCTCGTTCATGTTCATGATGGTCGATGACAGATCAAAGCCACTAAGCGTAGTGCGCCAGATTTTCGGCCACTCACGGATTGGTTTAAGGCTCCCATCGTCGTTGAGGATATCGATCACGTCCATCTGGTCGATCTCCACCAGGCGCATGAGAACGTAATCAGCACTGACGCGCATTCGTTTGTTGCGCTCCTCCATCAACTCGGCAATCCGTTTTTGAATGCGTTCATCGCGCATCATGACACTGGCTTTAACTGCCGCTGTATTTGGGGAGAATCCTGCGTTAATCGCAGCCTGAGTCTGGTTTTCAGGCGTTTTGATGTATGACTGGCAATAAGCCTCCTGCATTGCTGTGAGCGGCTTAAATTGCGTTGATTTGCGTTTATAGGTTTTAGGTTCAGCAGGCATCATAACCACCCTGGTAATTGTTACCGTTGTGGTAATAGTACCATGCAAAATAAAGCCGCCATAGTTGGCGGCAGTATTCAAAACCCATCAAATTCATCATGCATAATCTACTCGTGACATGTCACACTATTAATTTAGTTTCATGCCAGCCTTTAGTCACCCAGCATTGTGAGTCACCATTACACGGGCATGAATTCACAGGAACTCTCTCGCCGCACTTACCGCAACGTTTTCTGCTGATCGATTTTATACGCCCGTGCACGCGAGCATCATCCTGGCGGATAAGTAACGCAATATACTCACCAAATTCGTAAGGCACACGCCCGGGGCGACGCGTGGCACAGTTACGCTCCAGCATTTCAATTTCCTGAGCATCAAGCACAATCTCCAGCTTACGTACACCGGATGCAGCTTGTCTGGCTCTCTGAGCGGCTTTGCGCTCTGCTGCTGATTTAGCCATCAATATTCACCTTTATCGCGTAAACCTTTACCGGTTTATCGCCGAAGTGGGGATGTGTGATTGTCTTGATTTCATATCCGTCATACGGGACATCAATTCTGCGACTGAAGTCGTCGCGCTTCGGATATCCCTTTGTGATAATCAGGCGGTCATACTCGCGGAACATAATTCGCTTATTCCAGTAGTCATTACACAGGCGATACTCTTCCGTTTTCTCTCCGCGAATCATGGCATCGAAGTATTCACCTTTAACGGCAAGTTGCAGGTTAGCCACGGTTAACCTCCTGCGGCGGTTTTGCTGCAAAATGCGCAATACCTTTATCCCAGATGGATTTTATGGTCGTCCACGTGACTGGTACTTTAATTTCAATTCGTCCGCTCCCGTCACAGGTATCGCAATCATCATCGCCAAAGCATTCCGGGCAGCTTATAAACGTAGTTTCTGAAAATTCACCGGATAGCACACCCTTAGCGCCGTTCTCAGCGGTTAGTTTCTTCGGCACCATAACCCAACCATCCGGAGTTACCGGAAGCGAGAACGGCAGCACATCTCTGTGAACAAGTTTTTGCTGTGACAGGTTATCCAGAACTTTCTGTACTGCTGCATCACCGAATACACCAAGCGCATCTGCCATAACTCCTACAACCTGATAAGCCTCAGCGCATACCGTGGATAAACCATCCGGAATTACCGGAGAGTTGCCTGCCAGTCTACGCAAAACAGCCTTAACAGCCTCAATACGGTCATCATCGCAACTTTCCAGCGTATCTATGCGATCGAGCATGATGATGGCGTTATCAATATCAGGATTGCCGGTCCACTCATTACCGCGATTGGATTCGGCAGCCTGGTTGCCGCGTACTGGTTGATTCTCGGCTTTACCCAGTCTGTCGTTGCTGCATGAATGCCCTTCCAGCCAGGCCAATGCTTGTCGCATGAAATACGCAATATGTTTGCCGTGGTAATCGTCTTCATCTATGTGAAAAGCGATACTGCGAATGTATTCAATTGCATTTTCAATAGCCTCCAACGCTATCGGCGCTGGCGGCGCAGCGAATAGATATCCGCCAAAATCAGGAAGCTCTCCAATGGCCTGTACGAACTTTTGTTTGCCTACGTCAATTCCTAATGGGTAGTGAGCTATAATCTTTGCCACTGGCTCTGCTTCCAGCGATGCCAGAGCAATTCGTGCCAGTTCTTCCGCTTCTTCTGCTGGCAGTACAACGTTGCTACCAGGTCCGTATGTTTCGCGCCACTGCTTGATTGTCAGCAGGCGTTCTTTGGTAATAGTGGTCATCTCACTCTCCTTTGATGCGAATACCAGCGGCGCGTGGCACATTAACTTCCACGATGCGCACTGTTGGTTTGTACATCTCAATCGCTGTCAGCCAGTCAGCTCCTGTCATGCGCTTTTCCGCAACCAGTAAAACCAGATACAACGACCAGAACTTCACCTTTGGCTGGTTTTATTTCCCGTGCTTCCAGTTCTGCAATGCGCTTACTTCCATCCGAGATAACGCCCTCGTAATACTCACGCTGCTCGTTGAGTTTTGATTTTGCCAACTCCAGTTGTTTTGTTAGTTCTGCAATACGACAAACATCGTTGATACGCGTTTCCTCTAATGCGTTGCTCTCATCCAGTAGCGCCAGCACGGTTTCTGGTCCGGCCAGAAATTTGAAGGCGTTGAGGGCATCAATATCAACACCGCTATCTTTAAGTTCCTGTTCGCTTATCAGATCATCATCAACTGGCAACATTAACAGGCGTTCCATTGCTGGAGTTGCACGTTCTGCCGCCTCACGTAGTGCCTGGTAATTAATTTCGCTCACTGGTTGCCTCCTTTGCGAAGCTGGGCAGCAAAGTCAACTAACCACTCAGTCATTTCAACCTTCCCTACCAGGTCTGAACCAGGGTGCATACAGCAATCACTCTGCGCCGCTTTGAAATCCTTATACTCATATTCTTGGACCACCAGATTTTTTGCAGCTTCTATAGCAGCATCCACCCCCTGCGCCCGCACTTCAGACAGGAAAGCATCAGTGGCTGGAATGGGCTTTTGTGGTGATATAGCAATGCGAATTGTCTCAAGGTCTGGATCTGTTTCCGCTGCTGGCACCTTGATATAACCCATCTGCACCCCATTCATGATGAACCTGCGACGGTCATCACATATCGCCTTTAGCCCCGCACTCTCCGCTGCCAGCGCCGAAAACTTCTCGTGTGCCAACTTAACAGCCGAATCAGCCTGCTTAATTGACTCAATCGCTTTCTGCTGGTCTTCGGCCAGCGCATTAGCACGCACCAGTTGCACTTCCAGTTGCGTTGCCAAATCGCTGATCAGCTTTGCCACACTGCGCATATCAACGGCACCACATTCTGCTTTCAGTTCCGAAGCCATCTCATGCCCGGCGGAAACTAACCCTTTGATATTACTTTCCATCTTTACCCTCGCTTATCCATATAACTTATTGATTACATTGATAACTAAAAAGATCGTCGATTCAGAACTCTTCGATGTTCCAGCCACCACCTGCTTTCTTTGGTTTAACCGTTACCCCGATGATTCGGAACGGATACTGATCTGCGGCGACTTTGGTTTTCACCCTGGCGTCGTCGGTCCAGAAACCTTTCACTTCGTGCAGTTCCATCTCGCCGGTGGCGAGCATCACAGCAAAATCGGGCGTATAGAACGTGTTGTCAGCTAATCGCAGCTTGATACCCTCAAATCGATACCAGGCGATTTCCCCTGCACGTTTACGCAGCTCAAGGTGCTGGCAATACGCAGATTCTGTTTTGTTCATCTGGCCTGTTTTGAGTCGACCAAGAGCCTGTATCTGTTTTCTCATAATTTCCCCCTGAGGTAATTAAAAACCACATAAGACACGAAATCAATAGAGTTTAGAATATTTTATTACCTCACAGGTAATTATCGAGACGTAAAAAAATGCGCTATCGCGCTGGTATTACTTGATAAATCCTGCCGCCTTTCCCCGCCTGTATTCCTCCATCAGCCACTGCGCCGGTGTTATTCCCCCAAGGGTGGCGGCGTTAGGCATGCACCCGAAACTTCGCCCTGGTGGATGGTAAACGTCTCTCCCTGTGTCCGGAGGCGTACTCATGGGTTCTGGCTTTGCCTGTATGCTGATCACCGGATCGGGTATCTGCTGTCCGGAAGCTACCTTTTTCGCCCAATCATCGAGCAGCCTGCGCGCGTGTTTCTCAACCTCAATCTCGCTAAGCTGGCGCTGATACATTGCACGGCGGGTATCACATACGACCCAGTACATAACCGGATGTCGCCACGGGAATCTTTCGGGACCACCAGGATATAAACTTTTTTCCTTGCTGTACCGGTGAAACTCCGCCATCACATCGTCAATGGTGACGCCAAGAACCATCTTGCTGTCTTTACACCACTTGATGAATTGCCCTGGCGACGGCCAGAACGGAGATTCACTGGCGCGGGCGTGGCGCATACCAGCAGAAACCTGTTCACGGGTTCGGATCCCCCCTTCGGCAAACGCAGCAATCCACTGCTGTTTTGCAGCAACTTCCTGCTCTGGCGTCTTCAGGTTGGTTACTACTGCCGCCGGAAACAGTTGTTTCAGCTGTTTGAAAAGGGCATCAACAAGCCTCTCTGCTGACATGTTCACCACATTGTCATTGTTGACGTACTGATGCTCATAACCTGACATGCGAGAAAGGGCTTCTCCGTCACGGTTTTGTATCGCGGTAAAAACGTTGTTCACAAGAAATCCTCCCACGCTTCAGGGCTGTTCCAGTGCGGAACGTTGTTATCAGGTAATGTTGATTGCTTCTGTCTGCTAATCTGCAGCCGCCTTGCCAGCTTCTGCTCCCACTGTGCCTGATGGTATGCCTTACCCTCAGCCATCCAGTAAATTCTGAACTCTGCAAGCTCCTGTGCCGTTGGCAGGCTGTCCAGGTAGATCCCCTGCAATGAGCTTTTCCGAAGAAAGTCATCTGATGGCTGCCATTGTTCATGCATGACAAATTTGCCTAATTGCCCTGGCCCACCAGGAGGAACAAAGTTATTCATCACGGCGTTGTTTGCGCCGGGGTCATGAGGCACAGAATCCCCGCTTTTTGTCCTGCTCTCCCTCTCTTGGTTAAATGACTGGTTATATGACTGGTTCTGGATCCCGTTTTTGGGATCATTCAACATCCCGTTTTTGGGATCATTCAACATCCCGTTTTTGGGTATATTCCCGTTTTCGGTAACATTACCGTTTTCGGGTTCATTACCCCCTTCCCGGTTGCCTTTAATGTTCCCGTTTTTGGTTATATTAAGAGAGAAAACCCGCACTCTTTTCGTCGCACCCTTTCTCTCTCCGGTATCTGAAATAAGCCCCATTTTCATGAGCGATATAAGCCCGGCCTGCACGGTTTTTTTATTCAGGCAAGTGTCTTTAACGAGGCGTTCTATGCTGGGGTAGCAGAGGTTATATTCATCGGCTCTGTCAGCCATCGAGAGCAGTATGAGCTTTAATGACGAGCTACCTGGATCTGTCTCCCAGGCCCAATCTGTTGCATGTCTGCTCATGATTAATCTCCGCTATCAGCTTGAATGTTGTGGGGAGGAATTAATCATGATCTGCTTAATCTCTGCCCTGATGCGACGGTTTGATTCCATAGTGCACTCAACACAGTGTCCGTTGTAAACCCAGCGTTCACTGTCATGTCCGTGCTTACATGGTTTTCCGGTGTAGTAGCGTTTAAGTCCGCGCTTTGCGGCATCAATACGTGTAATGATTTCCATGGTAAGCCCTGTTATTAGTATTGGGATTACGGTCATTTTGTGCTGACACAAAAAAAAGATCAACCAGATTTGGTTTTTTATTACCTTTGAGGTACGAATAGATATGAAAAGACCGCCGGATGGCGGTCTACAGAGGGTTGTGGATGGATATCATGAGTAGAAGAAGTATGCCAGTTCTGCTTTTGAGCGCAGCCATTGTCTTGTTTTACAGGCTTTAAAAAGCCCATTCATCAATACCTTACCTGGCATTTTGCGCTTACCTGTTAAGTGAGTCTGGATATAGTGACTCGTCGTTCCGGCTTCCTGTGCGAAGGCTTCACGCTCATCCGGAGTAAGTGCAAGCCAGTGCTTTTTGAAATCGAAATGTCCGTTATCGCTCATAGCTATTGCCTGATATTTATTTCAGATAATAAATATTCACCCATAAGGTAACAAAAATCAAGGATAGTTACCTATGAGGTGCATTTACCTGTTGGGTAATATTGCTTTAAATTGAATCATCTACTGATTCATATATGAGGCGATTTTCCAGAAAATGAAAAGTATCCAGGACGTCCGCAGGCAAAATCTCAACGACTTGATCGACCGTGAATTCAATGGTGTTCAGACGCGGATGGCAGAAAAACTTGGAACTCAGGCAAATCTGGTAAACCGCTGGGCTCTTGGCAAGAAGGTTATCGGCGACCAGGTTGCGCGAAAAATTGAAGCTGCCGCCAATAAACCCCGTAACTGGCTTGATATCGATCGCTCGCTTTCTCAGGAAGGTTTTCAGCCTGTCGGCCCAAGCGACATTGGTCAGCTGGCGGCTCACAACCTGGAACGCTGGATGAGCGAAAGCCGCGACCTTTCAACACAGGGAAAACTTCACCGCGCATCCGGCGTCGCCCAGGTAACAATCAGCCGCCTGTTAAACAATGAGGTCAGCGTTTCCATTTCCACCCTGGAGAATGTTGCATCCGCATTCGGGCGTCACGGCTATGAATTACTGATTCACCCGCACGACCCTGCGACCATCAACTATGACCGCTCGCGCTACGCATTGTTACCCGAAACCGAGAAAGCAAAGATCGAAAGTTACATTGAATTTGTCATCAACCAGAACGAAAAAAATAAACAATAAAACTATAGTTTTCAGCAAGTAAGCCGCCTCATGGCGGCTTTTTTATTGCCATCAAGATTACCTTATGGGTAATTTTTTTAACTCATATCTATTGACATCAAACCAAATACGCATAATCATTACCTAAACGGTAACAAGCCGAGGTAACAAGTTATGCAGTGGAAAATCATCAACGGTTGGTACTGCGTTACTGCATGCGGATTCATGAGCTGGAAGTTCCGCACCTTACAGGAAGGCATCAAGTGGGCTTTCGTCAGCAAAGAAGCTCGCGATGTAGCCAACGATAACGAGATATGGGAGGGCTGATAATGAACGTTAATCAGCAGAAAAATCTTCAAAAAATCATGCTGGCATTCGACAAGGACTACCGCCTGTCAGAACAGCTATATGACCGACAAGTTGAACTGATTGAGAGCGTCCGACTTCATCAACTGTCCTCAACTTTCGACGTTGTAACAGGCAAAGGCGTTCGTCAGGAAGTACTGGAGGCTGCTAAAGACAGCCCTGAGTTCGAAGAACTGATGGATGCCTACCGGCGAGATGCAATGGCAATTATCGCCCGCTGGGATCTGGCGGATCAGCTTGATGGGCAGAGGGACGCGGCATGATGCGGAACGCTGGAATCATGGATAGAACAAAATACATCGGAGGAAGCGATGTTGCAGGTATTCTTGGAATTAGCCCATGGCGCACCCCGCTTGAGGTTTATCTGGATAAAGTCCAGCCACGTGTCAAACCAGTAGACCCAAGCAAGCAGAAAGTTTTCACGCGTGGCCAGCGTATGGAGCCATACGTAATAGACCTGCTTTCTGAGGAAACAGGGATGGAAATCGTTCATCGCGGAAACCGCTATATCCACCGTGATTACGATTTTATTGCAGCTGAGATCGATGCAGAAGCAGCGTCAGGCGAGAACATTGAGATCAAAACAGTTAGTCCGTTCAAAGCCAAAGAATGGGGAGAAATCCAGACAGATGCAATTCCTGTGCATTACACGGCCCAGGCCATGCACGGGTTGATGGTTACAAACAAACAGGTATGCGTTTTCGGTGTGCTTATCGGTGGCGACGACTTCCGAATCTATCGGGTTGAGCGTGATGAAGAAACTATCCAGGCGATCTTAGAAAAAGAAATCGCTTTCTGGGACCGAGTGAAAAATCTTAACCCGCCGGAAGCTACCAGCGTAAGCGATGTATCGCTGATGTTTGAGAAAGATGCCGGGACAAGTATCGAGGCTGACGGAAAGGCACTCGCACTATTCAACGATCTACGAGACATGAAGTCACGCAGAAAATCACTGGAAGAAGAAATAGCTATATCAGAAGAGAAGCTGAAGATGTACATGCAAGAGCACTCAGTCCTGACCCTGGACGGAAAGCCGCTCTGCACATGGAAATCTCAGATCAGCAACAGATTCGACCAGAAGCTATTCCAGTCAGTACACCCTGAGTTATTCGAAAAATTCAAAACAACAACGACACAACGCGTCTTCAGAATGAAGTAAGGAGAAAAAATGTCTATCAATGCACTTAAGGCAGCGGCTACCGGTAACCAAGTTGCACATCATAAT